ACCCAAGCCAACTCAGACATCTCACGCCTACGGGTCTACCTAGCCCAAGGAGCCGAACTGTGAACCCAATGATCCTCTCAGACAAGGTTGCTGGCATCATCAAAGACTTAGAGGTACAGGTTGGTATCAAAGACATCGCACTCAGCTCAGCGATGCGACGCATAGAAGACTTGAAACAAGAAATCTATGAGCTGACGAACACGGTTGAAGAACTACGGGAGGTCATCCGTGACATCATTACAAGGTAGTTTCCCAGACGCACCACACACCATCAGCGTCCTCACTCATCGTGACCAGTCAGCGAACTGGGTGGCACACATCGCCAACCACGACATCATTGAAGCCAAATCAACCAACGGCCTCTATCTGCTTGTCAGCCTTGACGAAGACGGTACCGTCACCATCGCAACCAAACCTGGTAGCGCGTGGGACTCACGCTGGTCATCGCCAATCCGACTGGAACGACGATGAACCATCAAATCCTGTTAGGGGATTGCCGTGACCGGCTCAAAGAGATTCCAGATAACTCCATAGACAGCATTGTTACTGACCCGCCGTATGAGCTTGGGTTCATGGGTAAGAGTTGGGATGCGTCAGGTGTGGCCTATGACGTGACTGTGTGGCAGGAATGTTTGCGTGTGCTGAAACCTGGTGGACATCTGTTGTCGTTCGGTGGTTCACGCACCTATCACCGCATGGCTTGCGCTATCGAAGATGCGGGGTTTCAGATTCGTGACCAAATTATGTGGGTTTATGGCTCAGGGTTCCCGAAGTCGTTAAACATCAGCAAGGCGATTGACAAGATGGATGCGAAAGATGAGCAGCAGGCTAGGCGTTACCGTTTTACGGCTTGGGTGCGTTCCACAGGAATCACATCTAAACAGATAAATGAGGCAACCAACACGAATATGGGTGGTCACTATATGACTGAAGCAAGTCAGCCATCAGTTATGACAAGGGAACACCTAGAAGCAGTCAGACATTTGTTTGACAATGTACCCACATGGGTGGAAGAAGAATGCGACATCCGTTCTGTTGAATCAAAACAGTTTGCTAGTCGTGATGTAATTGGTACAGAAATTAGGTTTAATGAGCCTTCTGGAATTGTCTCTGTGGGGCAAGGGCAGAGAACATTATTTGAAAGAAAAATTACTGCCCCTGCTACGGCTGAGGCTGAAGTGTGGGATGGTTGGGGTACAGCGTTGAAGCCTGCGCATGAGCCGATTGTGTTGGCTCGTAAACCGTTGGTTGGGACTGTTGCTAATAATGTTTTGACTTATGGTGTTGGTGGTATCAACATTGACGGATGCAGAGTGGGTGAAGGTGCTAAGAAATGGACAAATCCTCGTGGTGGTATTTGGGCTACTGATTCTGAAGCAACAGCAGAACTGGTAGACAATCAACTTGGTCGTTTCCCTGCGAACTTTATCCATGACGGCTCAGACGAAGTACTGCAACTATTCCCTGACACTAAGGGTGGAACATGGAACATCACAAAGGGCGCACGACATTTCAACAATGATGGTGAGCCAACAGGGTATGCAACTTCTAAATCTGATAGTTCAACTGGTTCGGCTGCACGGTTCTTTTATTGTGCTAAAGCCAGCAAAAAGGATCGCAACGAAGGCTTAGACCAGTTTGAGGAGAAGCGTGACGCTGACCGAACTAAAGACGATGGTGCTGGTGGGGATAATCCTCGCAACCGAAGCAACACCGCAAAACTCAATCATCATCCAACGGTTAAACCAACAGACCTCATGCGCTACCTGTGCAGGCTGGTCACCCCACCAAACGGCGTAGTCCTTGACCCGTTCACAGGTTCCGGTTCAACAGGTAAAGCAGCCGTGCTGGAAGGATTTAGTTTCATTGGTGTTGAACAATCTGAGGAATATATTGCGATTGCTGAGGCACGTATACAATCAGCCAAGGAGAACAAATGAGCCGTGACAACGAGTTAGCCCTAGACCTGTTCATGCTTGGCTATGAACGCAACGAGCTTGTGCATATGCTCAACGAAGCGAACCAGCTGATTGAATCATTACGCAACGAACTAGACGCACTCAAAGAGGAGTTAAACAAATAATGGAAGCATTCATCGCACTCATCGTCATCCTGTCAGCGTTCTTCTATTGGTTGACCCGATGATCTACCGTGTCCAATGCAACAAGTGTGGCTCAATGGTCAGACACGACACACAAATCCTTCAAGGATGCCTCTGCGACCCTGACGCTCCCTCGTGGATTGCTATCCAACCAGACGGAAGAATGCTCAAGATGAGCCATGCCGATTACACAGTCTTTGAGCAAGCATGACCCAAGCCCGTATCTGTAACTGCATCCCCAAACGTGCGCTACCTTCCAAACCGCTCTGCGGAGATAAGCCAGACGACTTTGACGAATGACTACGAAGACCCAATCGCAGAGTTCATAGAAGCATCAGCAGAAGGACTATGCACCGGCTATATCGTCATCGCCAACATTGAACGCATCAACGGTGACCAATCATTCTGGGTAACAACACTCCGCAACCAAACCGCATCCACCAGCCTCGGCCTACTCGAATCAGCGAGCGCAGCAGAGAAGTATCGGATCGCTAGGTCATTCAATCACCTAGACGACGACGAAGACGAATAACAACTACACTCACAACACTCAATCCTTGGAGGGATATGAAAACTAAACGACGCACACGCAACGGATACATCTATCCGGCTTCAGCCCTACTCAAACAGTTCCCCGATGATATGTGGGCATCAACAATCGGTGAACGTCTTGGCGTTGGTAGAGCTGCAATTCAAACATGGCGAGAAGGCAACACATGCCTAGACCAATGGCGAGCCGATAAGTATGCGTGTCTGCTTGGGAAACATCCGTCAGAGATTTGGGCTAACTGGTTTGATGAAGTGGAACTAGCGTCGTGACCATGCGTGAAGAAGCCATCAAACTCGCAGAGTTAGGTATCAGGGTTATCCCGATCAAGCCTGGTCAGAAATATCCACCGATGGCACAATGGCAGAACAAAGCCAGCAACGACATCCACGTTGTCAACGACTGGTTCACGAGCCAATACTCAGGCTACGGAATCGGTATCGCAACAGGAGCAACACGACACGGACGCATCTTCGTACTCGACGTGGATGACCGTGAAGAATACAAAGGCTCAGACACCCTGCACGACCTACAAGAAAAGTACGGTCAACTCCCCGAAACCGTTACAGCCATCACAGGTACCGGAGGACAACACCTGTACTTCTACTGTGACCAAGACATCCGCAACGACGCAGGCTCAAGGCTTGGTGTAGGACTCGACATTCGTGGTGAAGGAGGACAAGTCCTCGCAGCACCCACCATCCACCCCAACGGACGCACCTACGAATGGGAACACGGCCTCAGCCCACACGAACGCAAACCAGCCAAAGCACCAGACTGGCTCGTCAAACTCTTAACCAAACAACCAGAGATGGTCAAACCCGCAGGACAACCCGACAACTTCCTCACCGACCCCAACACCCCATCAGCCCGCTACTGCGCCCGCACCACATGGGAAGAACTACTCATCCCTGACGGCTGGACATTAGCCAAGACTGACCGTCATGGGGAACAGCATTGGGTTCGCCCAGGCAAAGACCCCCGTGACGGAACATCAGCCACCATTGGTCACAACGGCAACGACGCACTCATCGTCTTCACCAGCTCTATCCCTTGGCTACCAGAAGGCGGATACAACCGCTTCGGATACTATGCAGCGTCAAAGCATGGAGGCGACTGGAAACAAGCCTCACAAGCCTTCCTAGCCACCAATGAAGGCAAACCCGAACCCATCACCCCAATCCCCACACCCGACGAAATGCTCTCGATGCTCGTGGACTGGAAAACATTCTGGTCACTAGAACACGCCACCGAAGAATGGTTAGCAAAACCACTCATCGCCAAAGGCCGTCAGACCGCCCTATTCGCTGGAGCAAAGACAGGTAAGTCCTGGCTCACACTCAACGTCGTCGCAGCACTAGCCTCCGGCAAACCCATCCTCGGACAACCAGCCCAACCACCCATCCATTGTCTCTACCTCGACTACGAGATGATTGAATCAGACCTCTACGAACGCCTAGAACAATTCGGCTACACAGAAGACGACGACCTCTCGCATCTGCATTACGCCCTGATTCCAAACCTTCCACCACTCAACACCACGGAAGGTGCCTCAGCCATCATGAAACTCGTAGAACTAACCAAGGCTGAGGTCGTAGTGATTGACACCACAGGACGCGCTATCGATGGTGAAGAGAACTCTGCTGACTCCTACCGTGAGTTCGCACGAACCACAGGACTCAGCCTGAAGCGAGCCAACGTTGCCTGCGTACGCACAGACCACGCAGGCAAAGACGGAGGCAAGAAACAAGGCCAACGCGGATCATCAGCCAAGAACGATGACGTAGACATTGTGTATCGCCTAGACAAGTCAGACGATGGCCTCACCCTCAAACGCACCCACACACGCATCAGCTGGGTACCAGAAACCGTCAACCTCATAGTCGAAGACCTAGACGACATCATCACCATCAGACTCCGCAGCAAAGAACTCAAAGGCTGGACACTCAAAGAAATCTCAATAGCCCACCGACTAGACGAACTAGGATTCCCACGAGACATCGGAGTCAACGAAGTGATACGCCAACTCAAAGAACAAGGCATCTCACTCGGACACAAATCAGCCATCGGACGAGCCATCCAATGTCGCAAACAACCCCGACCCGACCCACTCAACCCATCGGAACCACCCCACACGGAACCAGTCGGAACCACCCACCAAAACGGAACCACCTACGGAACCACTTCGGAACCACTTCCTGAAGCCCAACAAGTACAAAGGAACCAGCGTGTGTACCTAAAAGGTACACGCGGTTCCGTACCGCAATCCGAAAACCTAGAAAACTGGAACCACCCCCCCCCCCCCCCCCCCCCCCCCACCACACACAAAAAAAAACAACCCCCCAAAAAAAAAAAGTGCA